GTAATTTTACAAGTGGTACTTTAGCAACATCTTGGGTAACAACAGTTAATGCAAATAGAGTAGTTGGTAATGTAAACTTAGCAGACAGTACAGCTAATGATTGGTATTTAACAGGAGTACAATTAGAAGTAGGCGAGTTTGATACTAACAGCATACCTCCCTTCCAACATGAATCGTATGGTGATAACTTATTAAGGTGTCAAAGGTATTATAGACAATTAGGTAATTTAACAGCTTATGCTACTAATTCAACAACTGTAAATTTTTGGGGTCATACTTTTAGTCCTAACATGAGAGCAACCCCAACATTAAGTTCTACTGGTGTTTTAAATATACAAGGTGGAGGTCAGAATGTTACTCAATCTTCTTCTGCTGTTGGCACATCATTTATAGATGCTAGGGGCTTTATTTTTATTGTTGGTGTTGGTAATTTTAGTGGTTTATCTGCTGGAAATATTAATATGGGTCCAACACCACAAAATAATACACATATTTTCACATTATCTGCGGAGTTATAATTATGATTAGTACAGTAAAAAAATTAAATTATGAAGGAAAATTAGTAGCTTATAAAGTAACTTATAGTAATTCAGATGTGCCAGCATCAGTCCCAATAGATACAGCAAACACAGACTACCAAGCAATCCAAGAATGGGTAGCAGCAGGTAATACTATAGCAGAGGCAGACTAATGAGTAGCATTAAATTAAAAGGTAGTACTTCAGGTGATGTAACGATTACCGTACCAGCAGTTGCTGGAACTAATACATTAACAATACCAGCATCAACTGGTGAAATGCTTACAACAGTTAATCCAAAACCGGGAAATATAATTCAAGTAGTAAATAATCTTGATACAACTAGTAGTGGTTTTTCTACAACAAGTACTAGCTATGTTACAGACTCTGTATTACCAACCCTATCTATTACCCCAAGTGCATCTAATAGTAAAATTTATGTAAGTGCATTTATAGGAATGCAAAATGATGGATTAGGTCAAATAGAAAATACAATATATAGAATTATATCAGGAGGAGCTACAACAGATTTAAGTGGTGGTAATACTTATGGTTTAGTATTTAAAGGTGGTAGTAATGCGGAGTGGGGCTATGTTGGAGTTCAGTTTGTAGATTCTCCAAACACTACTTCTGCGGTAACTTATACTTGGTACTCAAGGGCAGAGAGTGCTTCAACTATATATCCTAGACATCCCAACAGTAGTATAGGTATTACTTTAATGGAGATAGCAGCATGAATACACCACCGATAGTTAGTAAATTTGATTCTATTTATAAACTTTATGCTACTGTTGTTAGTATAAAAGAAACAGATGGTGTTTATATAGCTTTTGATAAAGATGGTAATGAAGTTTCTATAAATATGGCAGATGTAAATGCTGACTTTACAGCAAATCAAGAATATAAAAACAAACGAAATGCTGAATATCCATTTGTTGTAGACCAGCTAGATAAGATTTATCATGATGGTATTGATGCTTGGAAAGTAGACATCAAAGCAATTAAAGACAAATACCCTAAAAGCTAGGAGATAATTAATGAAAGAAAATGAAAAATGTTTAACTGAAGCTGACATAGATAGAATAGCAGAAAAAGCAGCTAATAGGGCATTAGAAAAAGTATATGCTGAAGTAGGTAAAAGTGTATCTAAAAAACTAATGTGGATTATGGGTGTTGTTTCTATAAGCTTAATAGTATGGTTATCTAGCTTTGGTGGTATAACTAAGTTATAAGAGGAGGCAATATGTATAAACTTGCAAAAATAATGGCGGCACACCCTGATAGAAAAATTAATGGGCAATACCGTAGACTATACTTTCGTGGAAGGATGCCACATAAATTATGAAAAAAGATAGTAGATTAACAAGAGCAGGAGTTAGTGGTTTTAATAAACCTAAACGTACCCCTAACCACCCTAAGAAATCTCATGTAGTCGTTGCTAAAGAAGGTGATAAAGTAAAGACCATAAGATTTGGACAACAAGGGGCTAGTACAGCAGGTAAACCTAAATCAGGGGAGTCAGCTAGAATGAAAGCAAAAAGAAAATCATTTAAAGCTAGACATGGTAGAAATATAGCTAAAGGAAAAATGTCAGCAGCTTACTGGGCGGATAAAGTAAAATGGTAAAAAAGAAAACAAGAAAAAGTACAGTAAATAAAGCAGGTAATTATACTAAACCTACTATGCGTAAAAATCTTTTTAACAAAATTAAAGCAGGTAGTAAGGGTGGTAAGCCCGGACAATGGTCAGCTCGTAAAGCTCAAATGCTAGCTAAACAATATAAAGCTAAAGGTGGTGGCTATCGTGGCTAAAAGTAAAAGCCAAGAAAGTTTAAGCAAGTGGACTAGGCAAAAGTGGAGAACATCCAGCGGTAAACCTAGTGATGGTAAAAGAAGATACTTACCGGATGCAGCTTGGAATGCTTTAACACCCGCTGAGAAAAGAGCTACTAATGCTGCTAAAGCAAAAGGTAATAGGAAAGGTAAACAGTTTGTAGCACAACCTAAAAAGGTAGCAAAGAAAGTAAGAAAGTACCGTACAACATAGGAATATAAAATGACATACTTACAAGTAGTAAATAATATTTTAAAACGATTAAGAGAAAGAACTGTAGCATCTGTAGATGAAACAACATACTCTAAACTAATAGGGGTGTTAGTTAATGATGCTTTAATAGATGTAGAAAATGCTTGGCATTGGTCAGGACTTCGTAATACACTAACAGCTACCACTTCCAATGGTATATTTAATTATGAACTTAATGGTACACAGAATAGATTAACAGTATTAGATGTTATAAATCAAACTGATGATTTTTTCTTAAAACAAAAAAGTTCACATGATTTTAATAATTTATTTTTAAATACAGAACCAGCAACAGGCTCACCCTATTACTATTGTTTTAACGGTATAAGTTCTGACGGGGATACACAAGTTGATTTATACCCAATACCTGATGGAGCTTATACAATTTATTTTAATGTAATATTAAGAAGTGCAGAATTAGAAAATGATGCAGATACTTTTAGCGTACCAACTAAACCTATTGAACTATTAGCTTATGCACTAGCTGTAGAAGAAAGAGGCGAAGATGGTGGTGCTACTACAACAAGTGCATATGCTAGAGCAAATAATGCTTTACAAGATGCTATAGCTTTAGATGCAGCTAAACACCCGGAGGAAAGTCTTTGGTATGAAAGCTAGAAGTATACTAACAGAAAACTTACCAACAAGTATTGCTACATTATATACAGTTCCTGATAATATAAGAGCAAAATGGATATTAGCTTTTGTCTCTAATGGTACAGGTTCTACAATTAGTAATGTAGTATTACAAATTAGTAACGGAGTAACAATTAAAGTGCTTGGTTCTAAATCTTTAGGGTCAGGTGATTTTATTCAATTAGAATCAAATGGTGGTTATGTAATGCTTGAGTCGGGAACTACAATACAAGGAAGTGCGGGGTCTACAGGAGTATCTTGTATCCTTACTGTAGAAGAATTACCATTTATAGTGAGTACAGTATAATGGCAAAAAATTTATTAACAGCATCATTAGTAGCCGCAGCATTTTTAGGTTTAAACACCCAAGAGTCTAGTGTAGCTAATGACCCTAGTTTTGCTTTAGAAGCTAATAATTGTATTATAGATGAGTTTGGCAGACTAGGGGCAAGAAAGGGTTGGGCATACCGTACTACTTCCGGTGGTACAGATGTTAATTTAAAAGGTATGCACCCCTTTTTAGATATAGCAGGAACTAATACTTTAGTGTCTTGGTCTAGTACTAAATTTTATACAGGGCTAACTACACTAACAGAACGCACCCCTACCACTACTGATACTATTAGTGCTGGTAATTGGAGTAGTGCTACATTAAACGATAGAGCATATTTCTTTCAAAGAGATTATAAACCTTTATATTATACAAATGAAACTACACCTAATGAATTTAAAAGTGTAGACCAACACGCTGACTATACAGGTACAGCTCCAGAAGCTAATATTGTTGTTTCTGAATTTGGTCGTTTATGGGCTGCTGATACAGTAAATAATAAGACTACAGTATACTTTAGTAATTTATTAAATGGTGCAAAATGGAATACAGGTAGTGCAGGTACATTAAATATATCGGGCATACTACCAAAAGGTCAAGATATTATTACAGGGTTAGGTGGTCATAATGGTAGATTAATTGTATTTTGTAAAAATAATATTATTATATTTTCTGACCGAGATAGTTTTCAAGGAAGTTTTGATGTAAATACTTTACATTTAGTAGAAGTTATAGAAGGTGTTGGGTGTATTGCTAGAGACAGTATACAAAATATAGGAGATGATATTATATTTTTATCGGCTACTGGATTACGTTCATTAGGTAGAGTAATACAAGAAAAATCACAACCAATGAATGATTTATCTAAAAATATTAGAGATACATTTATGGATATTGTAAACAGAGAAAGTGATTTAAGTTTAGTAAAATCTTGTTACTTTCCTGAAGAAGCTTTTTATTTAATTAGTTTACCGGAAGCAGCACAAGTATTTGTATTTGATACTAGAGGTGCTTTAGAAGATGCTTCATTAAGAGTAACTACTTGGAATAATTTAGACCATACTGATTATGTTTATGATGCTACTAGTAAAGTTATGTATCTAACACAAACAAATGGTATAGCTGAATATAGTGGTTATAACGATAATGGTAGTTCATATACTATGTCATACTTTACTAATCACTTTGACTTTAATGCACCTAATATAATTAAATTATTAAAACGTGCAGCAGTTACAGCTATTGGAAGTTCATCACAACCATTTACTTTAAAGTGTGGTTTTGATTATACAACTAATTATTTTAGTTTTCCATTTACTTTAAGTCAATCAGCAGTATCAGAATACGGAATAGCTGAATACGGAAGTAATGCAGCAACAGTAGCAGAATATCAATCAGGTATTTCTTTGGAAAGACTTGATTCTTCAGTAGCAGGTTCAGGTTCAATAGTACAACTTGGTATTGAAACAACAATAGATGGGGCGTTATTAAGCGTTCAGAAACTAGACATTTACACTAAACAGGGTAGGATTATATAATGAGTAATTATTCAAAAACAACAGACTTTGCAGCAAAGGATGCGTTATCTACAGGTAATGCAAATAAGATTGTAAAAGGTACAGAGATAGATGATGAATTTGATGCCATACAGACAGCAGTAAACAGTAAAGCTGATACTAATAATGCTGCTCTAACAGGTACACCAACAGCTCCAACAGCTACTGCAGGTACAGACTCAACACAAATAGGTACAACAGCATTTATAAAAGATGCGATTGATACTGCAGTTGCTGCAACTAAAGAAGCTTTATTCCCAGTAGGAACTATATATACACAAGCAGGAGTATCTACCAATCCGGGAACTTTATTAGGATTTGGTACTTGGACAGCATTTGGTACAGGGCGTACTTTAGTAGGTATAGATGGTAGTGATACAGCATTTGATACATTAGAAGAAACAGGTGGTAGTGCAGATGCTACATTAGTAAGTCACACTCATACAGCCACCTCTTCAGTAACAGACCCAAGCCATGCTCATTTATCTGCACAAGGTACAGAGTTTCCAATTTACGCTGTATCAGGAACTGCAACTGGGCCAAACGGTGCTAGAACAGGAGACCCACATGGTAAAACTGAGGCAGTAACAACAGGTATTACCGTTTCTACAACTAACTCAACTGAAGGTTCTAGTGCAACAAATGCTAACTTACAACCTTACATAGTTGTATATATGTGGAAGAGAACTGCTTAATGAAAGTACCTGTAATACTTTATAAAGATTATACAATATTTACAGAGCAGTACAAAGACAAATTATTTTTACATTGTGATGTTTACAAATGGAATAAGAAAACAAGGAAAGATTTACAACACAGTTTAGATTTAATACTAAGATTATACAAACAAGATGTATATGCTTTACATGAAAATACTGATGATAACAAACATAGGAAATTTTTAGAAATGTACAAATTTGAATTATATAGCACAGAGATGGGCCTAGATGGTTTGTTACATCAGGTCTGGAGAAAACGAAATAAAACTAAGGAGATAAAAAATGGGTAGTAGTATAGGAAAAATATTAGGTGGAGAAAAGGCACAGCCAGCTAAAGCTGCACCCGGAGCTAAGTTTGAACCGTTTACATATACAGGTTTAGCAGGTACAGCAACAGGCACTAGAGAGGGAGAAGGGTTTAGATTTGAACAAGAACTAACCCCCGAATTACAAGCGTTGTACGAGCAAGGGTTACTAGCAACTAGCCCCTTACTCTCTCAATACTTAGAACAGGCACAAGCCCCTATCCCTACATTTGATTATACGGGTGACGATTTAAGAGCAAGGGAGCAACAAATATTACAAGAGCAAACTGCTCTATTACAACCTGAATTAGAAAGACAAAGACAACAATTAAGAAGTGATTTATTTGGGTCAGGTCGTTTAGGTTTACAATTAGCAGGTGGAGCAGCAGGTGCTGGGGCAGGTACAGGAATGGTTAGCCCTGATGCTTACGGATTAGGTTTAGCACAATCTAGGGCATTAACTGAGTTAGGGCCTGAAGCTAGACGATTAGCTACTGCAGAACAATTACAAGATTATGGTATTCAAACTGGAATATATGAATTAAACAGACAAGCTGAACAACAAAGATTAGCTAATTTATTAGGTGGTCTAGGGGCTGGTATGGGTACATATCAAGATATATTAGGTATAGAACAAGGTTTAATCGGTCAAGCTGCTGGATTAGAACAAGCTCGTGCTGGTGCAACTGCTGGGGCATTCGGAGCAGGTACACCAGCTACAAGTGGGGGTGGTGGTGGACTATTTGGTTCTATACTAGCAGGTGCAGGTGGGCCATTAGGAAAAGCACTTGGAACTAGGTTGTTTAGTTAAATATTATTTGGAGATATTAAAATGGCAGGAATGATTAAAAATATATTTGGTTTAAATACCGAAGATTTAAGAAGACAAGAAATGGCTGAAACTAAACAATTAGCTCAAAGGTTATCAAAAACTACAGGTGATAATTATGGGGTAACTGCTTTTGGTACTGCTTTTGGTAAAGCAGCAAGTAAAGGTTTACTTAGTAAAATGGGATATGAAGACCCCGCTTTAACTCAAGCAAAAGAAAATGAAGCTTTACAAGAACAGTTTGACAATATTGATAAAAGTACTGCACAAGGTAACTATGAGGCAGCTCAACTTTTAGATAAGGCTGGGAGACCAGAACTTGCTGTACAATATAGGAATGTTGCACTTCGTATGGCGGAACAATCTAAGAAAATAAGAAAAAAAGTATACTCTACTATTCCAATAAATCAGAATGATGTTGTAGGTAGTAGAACGCAACGATATCAACAATTTTTTGATGCAGAGGCATATGAAGAAGCAGAAGAAGAAATGAAAGAAATACAAAAATATAAAACATTACCAAATATTTTAGTAAAACAAAATAAAGAAATAGTAGATAATGTTATAGACCTTACAAATAATGCTAATAAAATGGAAGATATAGCTGAAAGGTTTGATAATTTAGACGAACTTAGTGGTGTTGCTGGTCTAGCTGCAAAAAAATGGAAAGAATTTAGTGGTACAGAAGATGAAATTTCTATACTAAGAGCTGATTGGAGAAAAATAAGAGCAGATAATACACTAGATAACCTACCTCCCGGTGCAGCTTCCGATAAAGATGTACAGATAGTTTTAGGGGCTTTCTTATCAGAAAATGCTAATGGAAAAACAGCAGCTAAGTTTTTAAGAGGTATAGCTAAAATGAATAAAATAAAAGCTGAGCAAGGTAGATTTAGAGTTAATTATATAAAAGAAACAAAAGGAAATGCTGGATACTTAGAAGCTTGGGAAGCCTATAAAAAATCAGATGCTTTTGCCAAAAAATTAAAAGAACTTGGTATAGGAGCAAAAGAAGAAGAAGAAGCTACCACTAGTAAACCTGTTAAAAACTTTAAAATTATAAATGGTAAAATAATACAAAATAAATAGGATTAAATAATGGGACAAATAAATATTGAGGGGTTAGGTATAGTAGAAATTGCTGGTGATGACCCAACAAGAGAAGAACTACAAATTATTGAAAGTTTTATAAGTGAGCAAGGATTAGAAGGTACAACCCCAGAAGAGCAAGACTCAAATGCATTTGCTGAATGGTTTAAAGAAAATTTAGATTTACCCGGAGGTATAGCTGGTGCATATACTGGTTTTAAAACAGTAGCTAAATATAGCCCTATAAAACACCCTTTACTTTTAGGAACTGGTGCTGTTGTAGGTGGTTTTTTGGGTACATTCTTTGGTTCTGCAAATTCTTCTAAATATAAAACAGGAGAAGCCGATTATAACAAAGCATTAAAAGATGCTAGTGTAAGTGCAGGTATTGATATAGCAACTTTAGGTGCTTTTAAATACTTATCTCCTGTATATAAAGCACTTAAAACAAAACGCAAAACTTATGTTGGGGCAGCTGGTACTGATGAATCATTACAGGCAACACAAAAATTATTAGAAGAAGGGGGTGGTACACTTTTACCGTCACAAGTTGTTAGACAAGATAATTTATTTAAAGGTTGGTATGATGTTAGTGAGTCTATTAGTGCGGTTGGTTTATTATCTAGGGGAAAATTAGATAAGATTGCACAAAATAATTCAGAGGTTATACAAAGAGAAGTTAAAAAACAAATAGATGGTATTAATCCAGAGTTTGCACTTTCAACTGAAAAGTTAGGTGAAGAAATGTTTGGTATCATTCAACAAGCTAAAAAAGTTAATCAAACTAGTTATACAAATGGTTTATCTCGTCTTTCAGAAAAATATGGAAATACAAATGTACCTGTAGGTAATATTACTAAAGCTATAGATGATTTTGTTGCAGAAGCAAATAAAGATGGTATAAATACACTAAGTAAACAAACATTAAAAGTAATACAAAAAACTAAAGAAAATTTAATAGGAAATCAATTAGCAAGTTCAAAAGTTGCATTTAATGCTTTACCAGATGCTTCTGTAAACAAACTAATGGCTTTTCAAAAAGAAATAAATAAAGATGTTAGTAATGCTGGTAGTTATAAATCTGGATTTAGTGATTCAGATACAGCTGACCTATCTAAATTTTCTAAAGTTATTTCAAAAAGTGTAGATAATACCTTAAATATTGCTAATAAAGGTTTAGCTAAAGAGTATAGAGCTATAACTAAATCTTATGGGGAAACATTAGGTAATTTACTACCAGAAATAAATAAATCAATAGCAAAAACTGGTAAAAATGAAGATTATTATGCTATAGGTAGATTAATAACAAATAATACTAACCCTTCAAAAATAAGAAAATTAATGAGCAGTCTTGACTCATCTTTTAAAATTGCTAAAAAAGAAGGAATAACTTTAGAAGCTGCTGTTAAATCAGCAGATGAAGCAAAACAAATGATAAGACAAACTTATATAAAAAATATTTTTGGAGAAACTTCAGGTACTTTTGATGTAAAAAAATTCCAAACTAAATTACAAAAAATAGATACAAATCCTCAAGAAGCAGAGAGATTAAAAGTTTTATTAGGTAAAGATGGCTATAATAATTTTAAAAAAACAGCTAATGCATTACTAGAAAGTTCTAAAAAACCCGGTCAAGATATGTTTTCTTTAGCTATAAGAAGTAGGGAGGTAAGTGCTGGAACAAGTGTAATTGCAGGTGCAGAAGCAGCAAAAGGTGCATTTTACTCCGCTACAAGTATATTAGCAATACCATGGGTTCTTTCAAAAATTGTTGTTAATAAAAAGGCTGCTAATAAATTGTTAACTTTAAATAATAGAGTTAGACAAAATTCATTAGGAGTTGGTGAAGCTTTAACTGCTGATTATGCTGGTAAAGCAGTAGCATCTATTATAAATGAATTACCTGACTATGATAAAGAAGATATTAAATTTAAAATGGGAACAAAAGAAGAATAATGGCAAATAATTTTATATTTTTATTAATAATAACCATAGTAGCTGTCATAACAACTATAACTACTTATGCAGCAGATAGTACAGTAAATTACAAAAACCAACCCCCACCCTCTGCAATCTCTGCAGGTGTACAGTCATACAGCCAGATGATATGCAGCTTTCCCGTAGTAGGGGCTGTGCAAACTTCAGTCGTTGGTATATCTACTGGTACAACATTTACGGATTGGCATTGTGAGAGGAGACAGTTAAGTAACAGCTTGAGTAAAGCAGGATTATCCGTAGCCAGCATTAGTATTTTGTGTGCAGGTAGCAAAGCTGTCTGGTCTGCTATGCTCCATAGTGGTACACCCTGTAGCATATGGGATGGTTCAAAGGCTCTTATTGGCTCAGAGGCCATTAAGTATTATAAAATGATGGGATATATAAATGACTATGGACAAATTCTTAGATACCCTGACTACTTGGGTCGTAATTATAACGTTAGTAATTACACCAACTCAAATAGCCAAAGCAAAGGAAACCACAAACATCCTAAATAACGGCTCATTTGATAACCAGACTGAAGGCTGGGAGTTAGATGGTAATGTTACTTATGATGGTAATGATTACGGAGAACTAAATCAGTCAGTTAGATTTAGTGGTGCTGAAGGTGGTTCTATATCACAAGATATTGATTTAAAAATATTAGTAGAATCAGAAGAAAAGATTATTGATAAAGCTCATGGTAGTATTTTATCCATAGGTTGTAATAATGAAGCGACTGGAGCTTGGTGTTCAAATAAAGGTACAATAGATAATTTAGATACAGTTAAAACAACTATAACATTTAGTGATGGAACTCAAACAGAAACTTTAAATTATAATTTTACCAGCGATTATAATGATGGTGTTATTACTTCTACTTTTAACACCGAGTTGGAAAAAGAATTTAACATAAATAACACAACAGTAAGTGTAAATGTCTTTGGTGATGATGCTGGGGATTGGGAAGGGAAATTTGGCTCTATCAT